GCAGCCAAGCCTTTATTCTCAGGGCCTGCAGCCTGATTGCTGTCATTAAGCTGTCATTCTCCGAAAATCTGCTTCAGTGTGAGTTTCGAAGTGACTGGTGGCGGAGGTAGCACGGTGCCCCTTGCTACGATGATCCCGATCCGGCGAAGACGAGTGACGAATCGACCGGTATCAAGGAAGTAGTTCGGATACGCCTTCTTGAGTGCGGATACCGATTGGGCTGCAACTAGTACGACTTGGACACTATCATTACCCTTCGCAGCTTTTTCCCTTTCCAAGTAATCCGATGTGGCTTTTGGAAGCTCTTCTCGCGAATACCCGTTCACAGTTACATTTCTGTCTTGGGTATTGAGCTCTAATAGGTAGTAGTGGGTTTTTTCATCTTGAGTGTGATGAAGCTCTTCTACTATGGAGTTGTAGACTGTAAGTTTTTCAATCACCTCAAGTTCTTCCGCGATCTCCATGGTCTGGCTTAGAATCTCCATCTTGCTAAGATGGCGATGTGCGGCAAGAACTTCGCAGTCCTCCATTAAGGCAAAGCTAGAGGAGGCGAATTGAAAGAACTCAAGCCAACGAGCATTGCCCATGCTCGACTTCAGCGCCTGGTTTAGAAAAACTCCGGCCGTTTCCACCGCAGTAGCCCAAGCGTGCTGAACTTCGTTGCGGATTTGGATTTCAAGCTGCAGACCTTCGTAGTCTTTTGCGGCACCCTTCCGATTGTTATATTTATAAACTAAATGGATGCCCCTATACCCTGAGTCTTTAGGGTCTTTAATGTAGTCGTACTCAGAAACAAGGATATGATCCCATTTGCTTTGTAGGTAGGATTCCCGCAGGCGGTAAATAGCCTTTAGACTTGGTACTACAGCACGTAATCCGCCAATGTCTTGCATACGTGCGAGGCTCATGCCAGGGAAACGCTCAAGTTTAGCTACGATTGACGGAATACGCTTTAGGCGCTGGGCTACAAGGCCATTGATTCCCAGCGATTTGAGTTTGTTTCTCAGACTTGCTTGGAAAGTGTTAACTGGATAGCTGTGGCTTGAGCGCCAGTTGTTGAGAATTAGCAATGCTTCCTCAAACGCCTCATCAGTTGCATTTTCATCAAACAGGGTGGAGCCTGCCTTCATGACTTTTTTCTTGCTGTACTGTGGGGTTACCCAAGCCATTTTTGCCTTCCATGGAAGCATTTAGGAATCCTCGATGATGGCACCTTGCCCAATCGCGGGCAATGGATCGTGCGTGGATTTCTGATCCCACATGTCTACAGCTTTCGACCCCATCTGCCCCTCATCGTTTGGCATCCATCTCCCGTACACCCTCGCAATCATCGTCCAGTCGCTGTGCCCCATCTGCTTCGCTACCCACATCGGATGCTCCCCGGCAGAAAGCATCATCGAAGCGTAAGTGTGTCGAGTCTGGTAGGGGCGCCGGTATCGTACGCCGGCCTTTTTCATTGCTGGATGCCACATGGTTTTGCGGATCGGTTGATCACCTGCCCAGCGCTCAAGCGTCCGCGGGTTTTGAAAAACCTCTGCATCAGCCAAGAACGTGTGCGCCTTCTGCGCTGTCAGCGCTTCAAGTGCGGGTCGCAGCAGCTTCACCGATCGCCGGCCCGCGGCAGTCTTCGTCACCTCAGCCTCTCCACCTGCAGCCTGGGTCATTGCCCGGCTGATCATCACTTCCCCTCGGACCCAGTCCACATCTCCCCAATCCAGCGCGACCAGTTCACTTGTCCGGAGTCCTGTCCACAGCGCGAACTGGACCATATTCCTAGCCTGTCCGCTCAAGGCGGCCAGAATCGCCCGCTGTTCTTCAGGCGTGAACGGATCCACGTCATCCTCTCTCGGCGGTGCTTCCTTCCGGGCGTATGTCCAGCCTGCCAGCGGATTCGTATCCAGCAGCTCCTCGTCGACCGCATCGTTCAGGGCCGACCGCAGGCAACTCTGGATGTTGCTCAGCGTCTTGTTGCCGACCTGCACCTTGTCCAGCCAGTCCTTTATCGTCTTCCGCTTGAGGTCTAGGACAACATGGTGGCCCAGGGCAGGAACGAGTCGCAGCTCGACAATCTTTCGATAGCCTTCGAAGGTGCTGCTGGAAATATGCTTCTTCTTCGCCTCCAGCCACCTGGTCAGGTATCCACCAACCGTTTCCTGGCTGGTTTCCGGTGCGAACTTTGCGGCCCGCGGAGAGCCGGGGAACGTGACGGAATAGTCAAACGTCCCCTGTGCAATGGCGTGTTCAATCGCCGCCTTGTGCTGTTGTGCCTTTTTCAGGTTAGTGGCGGTGGGCTTGAGCGAGACGCGCTCGCGGCACCTAACACCCCGGAACATGAACGTGATCTCGATGCTCGAGTCTGAGACTGCCCTGACCCCGCTCCCGCCTCTACCCATGATTCATATCCTTCCATGTCAATCAGCGTCCGGCCATCCGGCGCTTTTAGCCAAATTTCACCTAGCCGCCAGATCCCGTCGCGGATCTTTGAGCGGATCGCGTCCTCGGTGTAGCCAGACTCGCTGGCGAATTTTCTGACGGTCATGTAGCGCATTGTCTTACCCCGCCTGACGCGTCAGGTTTTCGTTTTCACGCTGATCTGTCACAGCAACCCCCGAAAGTGGTCGGCCAGCACGCGCCGTCCGTCCAGACCGCAAGCGGCTGACAAGTCGATCACTTGCCCGAAGGTGGTGTCGCGCTGCTGCAGGGCATCCCACAGCAGTAGGAGCAGGCCGGCTTGGCTCATGGCTGCCTCTCCTGCACCACCTGCTGCGTGGTGAGGTGCCGGATCGCGGCGTCGATACGCTGGTCCAGATCCTCACCTACACGCAAAGTGCCGATACCGCCTGCTCTGTCGAATACGGCAGGTGTGTGCCCGGAGTGAGTGGAAAGTGCTTGGTCGCGTAGCCAGCGGTACCGGCGTGCATCAGCGGCCATGCGGACATGCTCGTCGATGTTGAGCGCTTCACGCTCAAGTGCTGGCGACACCAGGTCGCCTTGGCTGGCGGCTGTGATCACAGCTAGCCCGCGACCCACGGATACCAACTCCCCAAGCTTCACAAACGGCAGGATGCTCGACAGGGGCGCCGCCTCGCATGCGCGTAGCACCAGGGTGATGCGGTCAGGTTGCGTCATGTTGGGCTCCTTGGGTCGTTGCAGCCAGTGTCAGCGCATCCAGCAGAGCGTTAGCGCGCTTGTTGCGGTCCAGGTATTCGCGGATCGCCTTCACGATCAGGCTGTTCATGCTGCGGTCGTCGGCATCTGCTGCGATGGTCACTTGTTCGCGCATGCCATCTGGCAGGCGAACAACGAATTTGTCAGCGACGCGTGAGCCGTACTCAAAGGCCATGGTTCACCTCCTGTGCCTGAACAGCCTGTTCCTGGGCCAGCAGCTCGCGCCATTCGGCTTCCGTTCGGTTGGCGTAGAGCGGTTCGCTCTCTTGGCTCGTTGCCTCAACAGTGATCGCTGCTGGCGCGGGCATTCCGGCAGCCTTGCGCTCGGCGATTTCCTGGCGGTCGACTGACACGCCCTGTGGCGCCTCGATGCCAAGTCGGACTTGGCTACCTTTGATGCCCAACACGACAACGGTGATGTTGTCGGAGATCTTGATGGATTCGCCTACACGGCGTGTGAGGATCAACATGGTGAAGCTCCTTTTTCAGGCAAGCCGAGGGCCTGCCGCGGTTGATGGCTTTCGCAAAAATCAGGGATGGATCAGGTCAGGCCAGCAGCGTCACGCCACCGCCAGGGCGCACTCCGCGCGCCGGGTTGCTATGCGGGTTTCAATCTTTCGCTCGCCGCTGTTACCGCCACGGCGGATGCGCATTGCATGGTCGTCGCCGATCATTCCGTGGATGGCCATGATCAGCGCCAAAGCAGTAACGGCAGGGCTGATGACGCCGCGCTTGAATGCCTCAGCAACCAGAGCAGCGCGGCGGGTTACGCCCCACTTTGTGCCCAGGGCGATCAGGCGTTTCTTCACTCCGTCTTCGCTGATGCCTAGGGTGCGGGCAGCCTCTTTCCCGGAGGCGCCACCAGCAATAGCCAGCAGGCACTCAAGCTCGCGAGGGGCTGCGCCATGGCCAAGCAGGCCTTGCCAGTTACCGAGGGTTATGGTTGCTGTCGTGGTCATGGTGGCGCTCCTTGCTGGTTGGGATGAGTCAAATATGGATTAACTCATATTTTTGGTCAAGGGGTTTTCTCATATTTTGGCGTGGATACTCATAACCCTCGCAGCGCGGGCAAAAAAAATCCGGCCATTGGCCGGAATTGCGGTTGCTTGAGTTGGGGCTATATGGTCGCGGTATACCAGAATACGCGACCGAGAATCTTGAGCTTGCCATCCAATGCTTCGACCAGTGGGTAATCTTCGTCCGGATGGTCCGCTCGGTTGTAGCTCCTTAGCCGAGTCCCATAATCGGGAAGGCTATGCAGGAGTTTCACTCTGAGCTGCCCCCTATGGGCAACTGCGTACATTCTCCCGTCATCGCCATCTAAGATCTGAGTGTTTATGGCAACCACGCTACCTGAGGGCAGGACAGGGTCCATCGAGTTTCCGCGCACCTCGATGCAAAATGCGCGATCCGGAGTGATTCCTTGCCGGCTGAGAATCTCAGTATCGAATCGCATTTTGCGAGTTTTAGACACTGCGAATCCTGGTGGTAGAACGAGGCCGCTCCTCAGCACAGATTCGGGGGCATCTCGGTCCTCTTCAATGAACCAGAGGAACGTTTCCGAGTCATCTAGCGGCGAATCTACATCCCATGTGTTGAATGGGCGTGTAGTTTTGAATCCATCAGGCACCGGGCCGCGAAAAATGACATGGTCCTCAACCATTGGACCCACGCCAGTCTCCAACCACACAGGGCTTACCCCGCATACGCTAGCAATCGAGACGGTGTGCGAGGAGCCCTGAGACTTCCCTCTTTCGAGGTTCGAAATAGAGGTTTGGTCAATTCCAACCTGGCGAGCGAGCTCTGCCTGGGTAAGGCCTGCTTGCTTACGGGCTGCTTTCAAACGTTGGCTGTAGTTCATCTCAATATCTTCAGGGGTTTACCCCTAGGCTTGCAAATGAGTATTCTCATGATATAGCCTAGGGGAAAGCTCATAAAAGGTGTTGGATATGGATCTTCGCATCCAGAAGCTCATAAACCATTTCGGCACACAGCAGAAGGCAGCTGTGGCTCTGGGTGTCGACCAAACGACGATCTCTGGATGGTTGCGCGGCAAACACTCTATTTCGCCAGCAAATGCACTTCGTATTCAGATCGCCACATCTGGAGCTATCCAGGCTGCTGACGTTTGCTCTGTTCTCGCGGATTTGGCCCCGACCTTGAAGCAAATGGTACCTGCCAACAGCCATCAGCGTAACTCCACTGAGGCGGCTGTGAATCCATCCAGTGCCGGAGGTGCCCAGTGAGCAACGTAATCCACCTCGACTTCGAAGGGCGGCAGGTAGACCTAAGCGCTGATGGGTGGCTGAACGCCACGAAAATCGCCAAGCAGTTTGGCAAGGAGCCGACTGCCTGGCTTCGCCAAATCGACACCCTCGAATACCTTTGCGTTATGGGAGATGCCCTTGGGGTCAATTCTGTCACCCTGACAGAATTCAATGAAATCAAAGAGTTAGATGCATCTAAGTCTTGGGTTCGCTCCAAGATTCTCGCTCTCGCGAAAAGGACTGGTCTCGTGATGACCAAGGCCGGCGGAAGCGGCGGGACATGGCTGCACCCGAAGGTCAGGGTTTATTTCGGTCGCTGGATCAGCACTAAGTTCGCTGTTTGGTGCGATACGAAAGTTGAAGCACTGCTGAGCGGTGCTCCGTCGAAGCTGGATCGACTCAATCGCGCTTGCAAGATTTTCGACGACCGCGAATCTCTCGCCAGCACCTACGGGCGCGGACTTTGTGAGTGGAAGCGCGACAAGCCGCTGCTGCTAGGCGACATCGAGCGCGAGCTTGATTCACTGCAAATGGTGCTCGGCTTGAACAACCCCAATCAACCTCGCCTGAAGGCCTTCTCATGACGGCCTCGGCGTCTCAGTTTTTGTTGTCCGGCTAAATCGCAGGCAACAAAAAACCCGCTTCGCAGGCGGGCTTTTTAACCGTCCCCGGCAAGGGACTTTTTGAATCTTCGTTCGAGGAGAACGATATGTCACGTCCAAAAAATACCACCGCGCCATCACCGGCGCAACCCATCCTCACCGTCGAGACCGGCTTTCTGGATACACCGATTGATAATCGGGGTGTGTATCTGCTCAGCGTAGCGCCTGGCACGAACGCCGAAGACGCACTGCGGGCAGCTCGCACGCTTTCCTCGGGTTTGAGCCAGCTTTGCCACCACCTGCACGACAGCCTGAACTTGGGCGAGTCGGCGTATTGCGATGGCGCGGCGACTCTCGCGTTTCTGGGCGAGACCGTCAGCGCGCTGATCTGGTCGGTAGAGAAGAGCGTTGCCCGCGCAGCTGCCGGCGGGGTGAGCAATGACTAATCAGCCCACAACGATTGCTCATCCTTTCGCTTCCAGTGGCGCCAGCGAAGTCTTTGAGGCGGTGGCGGGTGTTCCTCTTCACGAGTCCTTGGATGCTGCCACTGATCGCCTGGAAGCGGTTCTAGCTGGTCTCCGCGACTTGATGACTGAGCCGACCGTTTCCAACCAAGCCACCTTGATTTACTTCGCCGCCGACGCAGCGCTCGCGCTTTGCTACGCCGCCCATGCCGGTGTCGCTCCAGAGCAGGGAGGTGCTGTATGAGCGCTGACCAGCTTGAGACCATCGCCCAAGACGCTACCTTCCAGGTTCAGTGCGCCATGTGCCAGATCGACTGGCTGCGGGGCGTCTTACATGTGCTTGAAGACCGCCTCAAAACTGCTGGTGATTCGCACGGCGCCAACGTGGCCAACCTGGCGATCTACAACGCTGATGACTGGCACAGCGGCTTGGACGACTAAGTGGAGACTCTGGAGAAGCGCATCGAGTCGGCAGGCGCGGCGCCACAAAATGCCGTCGATCCACTTCGTGGAGCCACCAACCCTGAGCGCTTGCCGTTGGCTGAATTTGCGCGTGGACGACAGCATGAGGCGGCGAGGGATCTTGGTGTTCAGCAAGCGGCTATCAGCAAGGCAATCCGCGTTGGGCGGGCTGTTTTCGTAACGCGCATGGCTGACGGCTCGTACAGCGCGATTGAAGAGAAGCCATTTCCGTCCCCGCGTTTCGGAGGTGCGGTATGAGCCAGATCACCATCCACAACACTCAGCTGCCCGTCGTTGAGTACCGCGGTCAGCGTGTCGTCACCCTGGCGATGATCGACCAGGTGCATGAGCGACCGGAGGGTACTGCCCGCCGCAACTTCAATGAGCATCGTGGCCGGTTTAATCCAGAGCGCCATTTCTTCGAAGTGACTGCGGACGATATTCGTACGCAGTCGATTGAGCAGGCATTTGCGCCAAGGACTTCGAAAGGCGTCCTGATAACGGAGCGCGGCTACCTCATGCTTGTGAAGGCGTTCACCGATGATCTGGCATGGGAGGTTCAGGAGCAACTGGTGGAGCGGTATTTCAGGCCAGCTCCTGCGCCGGCTCCCGCGCTCCCCACCGACTACATCACGGCCCTGGAGCACCTGCTGGCCTCGAAACGTTCGGAGCAGTTGGCGCTTGAGCAGCGCGACCATGCGATCGCTACCAAGGCTGAGATCGGTAGCCGGCGCGAAGCCACGGCCATGGCCACCGCTTCCGCAGCGGTCCGCAAGGTCATGCATCTGGAGAACGAGCTGGGTCGTGGCTGCCAGCACGCCACCGTGACTGCGGTGGAGAAGGCCGCCCACCTGAGCTTCGGTAGCCAGGGTTTCCGCCCGCTCAAGAACTGGTGCGACAGCCATGGGGTGTCCGCGCCGAAAGTCCAAGACCCGCGATTCGGCTGGGTTCGCTCCTGGCCCGCTGCCGCCTGGGCAGCCGTTTACCAAATTGACCTGACCGAGCTATTCGGCACTCCGGGAGAAACCGCATGAGCATCATCAAACTCGAAATTGCCGAAAAGATCGCAAGCATCGCGAACAAGCCCAACCTCTCTCGCAAAACGATGCTGATCCTTACTCAGCGAGTGGTGCGCAACGGTTTGGCCAAGCTGCAGCAGATTCGCGATGAACGCCGCGTCTTCCGTCGCGAGGCGGCAAAGCTCAAGGCGTACCCAGTGGCGCAGCACCAGGCAGACATCCTCCTGGCGAAATCCAAGAGCCATCGTGAAGATGACCACAAAACCACCAAACAGGGTCTGATCGGTCTGGGTTACCACCTGATCAAGGACACCGACAACAGCTACGACGCCATTGGCTTCGACTGCTTGTGCGACCTGCTGAGCATCAACCCGGTACATCGTGCAGCTATCCAGAACGACGAGCGAGGTCTTGCCGGGCTGATCTACGTCGCAAGGTTGGAAAACAGTGCCAGCCCACAGTCCGAGGGCTGGGGAGAGGGCGGGCCTTTGTTTGAGGCGTGCTTCATGGCGATGGTCGACTGGATCAAGACGGCTCCCGAAGGCGACCTGCCTGATCTGTTCGGCCCAGGTTCGCCTTTTGCTGGCGCTGAAGTGGTCCAGGTCAACCCGTTGACGGATATCACCGGCCCATCATCGGAGACTCTCCAATGACCCCGACCACAACCCACGCCCAGGCGCCCCAGCAGCGCGCTGGTGCAACGATCATCCCCGTGGGCTGGCCAACCTACAGCGCAATGCGGGGTCAGCCCGAATCGGTCCGCTGGCAGTTCTACGAATTCAGCAAGCGCCTGCGTGCCGATCTGGAGGGGCATGGCTGCCTGTTCGTCGAGCCCTACGACGCCTTCGTGCGCCGCGTCTGCGCTGAGTTGGACCTCTGAACATGCATTACTACAAGTTCAACATCAAGGATTGGACGCGGGACACCGCGCACCTCTCCGTGGAAGAGGAGGGCGTCTACCGGCGCCTTCTCGACCACTACTACGAGAGCGAAAAGCCAATCCCACAAGAAACCAAGCCGGTTATCCGTAGGTTGCGACTGGCAGGCCACGAGGAAGCTGTTGTGGTCATCTTGGGTGAGTTTTTCACGCTTGAAGATGACGGCTTTCACCATCGCCGGTGCGACGAGGAGATCGCGAAGTACCACGCGAAAGCGAACGCCTGTCGGCAGAACGGGAGCCGTGGTGGTCGCCCGAAGAAACCCGAAGAAAACCAAAACGGTTCCCAAGATGAACCAAACCATAACCTTAACCAAGAACCACTAACCATTAACCAAGAACCAGAAGATCAAGAGCAGTGCGCCGCTAACGCGACGCCTGGTCAGGCTGAGCCAAAGCCGGATGGTCGGAAACGCGGCACTCGCCTGCCTGATGACTGGGCTCTATCGCCAGAACTGGCTGCATGGGCGAAAGCGGAAAGGCCTGAGCTTGATGATCGAATGGTCCAGGCGATGGCGGATTCGTTCAGGGACTTCTGGATATCCAAGACCGGCAAGGACGCCACGAAGCTCAACTGGGATGCGACATGGCGCAACTGGGTGCGTAACCAGAGGATCGGCGGCAACCAGCGGGCCAGCCCTGGTGCAGGCCAATCGCACCACACCGACCTCGACAAGATTGACCACACCGAAGGCCTGGTTCGCCAGCCCAACGGGACTTACCGGGTAGCAAGATCATGACCACTCCAAAAACTCTGGAATTCAAACCTGGCCAGTGCCGCGTGCACGGCGATTTCACTGATGAACTGATCGAGTCGTTCTCGGGCGACCACTTCTGGCAGGGCTGCACTCGCTGCCAGTTCGACGCACTGCACTCGGCTGACGAGGCGATCCGCAAGCCGGCGCAAGCTTTGCGGCGCGACTGGGCAATGAATGTCAGCCTGATGGCCGCTGAAATCCCACTGCGCTTCCGCAGTGCCACTCTGGACACCTACCGCGCCGAAACCGAAGGGCAGGCCGTGGCGCTGACTGAGTGCCGCGACTACGTGCATGGGTTCGAGCGCAATTGGGAACTGGGCCGCTCGATGATGCTGCTGGGTGACGTTGGCACCGGGAAGACCCACCTGGCCTGCGCTATTGCCCAACAGGTGATCCGCAGCTACGGAGCCTCAGCACGCTACACCATGGCCATCGAGATCATCCGCGACATCAAGATGACTTTCGACAAGAAGTCCGAGCAGACCGAGCGCGACGTGTATGCCTCCCTGCTGAAGCCCGACCTGCTGGTGATCGACGAGGTAGGCGTTCAGCATGGCAGCGACTTTGAGCGCCAGGTGCTGTTCGAGGTAATCGACTCGAGGTACCGACAGCTGATGCCGACCATCGTGATCTCCAACCTGGGGCTTGCCGGCCTGCGCAAGTGCCTGGGTGATCGCGCTGTCGACCGTCTGACCGATGCTGGCGGGCCTGCCGTCCTGTTCACCTGGGCCTCGGCGCGAGGTGAAGCATGAGCGAACTGGTAATGGGCTACCCCGAGGCCGAGCACGGTGTGCTGGGGGCGATCATGCTGGCGTCTCTCGATGGCAACGCCGCGCTGGTGGATGACATCGTGAGCCAGATGACCAGTGCCGACTTCCTCTACGACGACCACGCGGCCCTGTTCGACGTGATCCGTGACTGCTTGGATCGTGGGCTGCCGGTTGATGCGGTGACGGTCGGTGATGTGCAGCGCACTCTGCCGAGCGGGCTGGGCACCCTGGCATTCGCAGTGGAACTCTGCCGGAACGTGCCTTCGGTGGCGAACGCGATGGCCTACGCAAAGCAGGTCAAGCAGTGGGCGGTGATCCGTCAGGTGGTCGACATTGGTCATTCTGCGAAGGCTGCAGTTGCAAACGGCCTTGTTCCGGACGAGATCATCGCCCAGGCCCAGCAGTCCATCGCTGACTTGCGCGACCTGCAGGGCTCCGAGAAGGCCGGGTACAGGCGCATGGCCGAGGTGCTGCCCAAGGTCTTCGACGGCATGCAGGAGGTGCTGGACGATCGAGCGCCGCCGAAGCTGTCCACCGGCCTGGCTGACCTGGACAAGCTGATCGGCTTCCTGCGCCCCAAGAGCATGGTGGTGATCGCCGGCCGCCCAGGCAGCGGCAAGACCATGCTCGGCCTGCAGATCGTCAACCACATTGCTATCCGTGGCGCTGGCGTGGGTCTGATCTTCAGCCTGGAGATGGACGAGAAGGAGTTGACCGTCCGCACCATCGCTTCCCAGGGCGGGATCGACCTGCGCCGCATGGAGGAGGTCAAGAGCCTCGATGAGGACGAGTGGCAGCGCATCGGGACTGCGGGCAGCAAGATCGAGGCAGCTCAGTTGTACCTGAACGACACCCCCGGTATGACCATGAGCGCCATCCGCTCGGAAGCCCGCAAGCTCCAGCGCGAGCAGGGCCTCGACATCCTGATGATCGACTATCTGGGGCTGGTGGGTACTGAGGGCAAGAACCAGAGCCGCACCGACGCCGTGGCGAAGATTTCCATCGCCCTGAAGAATCTGGCGAAGGAACTGAGCGTGCCGGTGCTGGTGCTGGCGCAGCTCAACCGTAACCCGGCGAGCCGCCCGGGCAAGAAGCCCCAGGCCAGCGACCTACGCGACTCCGGCCAGATCGAGCAGGACGCCGACGCGGTGATCCTTGTGCACCACGATCCGGAGTCGGAGGCGGGCGAGCAAGGCGTCACTGAGCTGATCCTGGATAAGGGGCGCCAGGCCCCGCAGGGCTCGTGCCTGGTCCAGCGCCAAGGGCAGTACGCCCGCTTCGTCAACTTCGCCGGTAACCGCCTCCCACCTGACGACGAGGTCGAGATGGGTCGCGTCCTGAATTTCTCCAACCGCCGTAAGGGGAGCAAGCACCATGAAACTTTCTGATCTGTGGCCACGCGCTGGCGCTGGCAAATCTGCAACCCCGGTCGTGTCGGTGAGCGTGACGAAGCGTGTCGGCACCGAGCAGCCTGTTGCCACTGGCAATACCCCGGTGCCCAGCACCACCCCCCGCGCCCCGACCGAGCTACCGGCCACCCTTGCTGAGTGCGAAGCGCTGGAAGAAATCCTGTGCCGTGACGCCATCCGCCTGGAGTGCCAGATCGGCCAGGCCAAGGGCAGGGCAGTTGCCGAGGGCAAATATTCCAACCCTGACTGGTACCACCGCGCCAAGGCAGCGCTGAAGCACATCAATCGCGACCGCCAGCGCCTGATGCAGCACATGAAGGCCTTGCGCGTAGAGGCAAGGCGCAATTGCCCCGCCTGGCAGGGCCGCGACAAGGCCATCCTGCGCGAGTTGAACGCACGGGTACCGAAAGAGGTGTTCGACGAGTGCGTTCGTGTGGTGGATGAAGACCTGGAGGCGTTGCGATGAATCCGCTCAAGTTGATTGCTCGGGTGCTGGCGCCCGTGCATGAGCCGGCCGGGTACCAGCCGGTCGTAACGGATGGCGTGGCGGTGCTCCCGCCCAGTGCTGATGTGGTTCATATCACGCGCTACCCGGAGGCCGAGCGCATTGCCGCCTCGCTGCGGGACTACCCAGGCGACTGGGGCTGGCGCATGAAGGGCTATGAGCTGGAGCACTCGCCCACGGGCTTCGTGATGTGGGTGGCAAATGAGGGCTACGGCTTGGCCGAAGTCTCCAGCGGCAACAAGTCCAAGTTCGAGCCTGGTGAGCAGGAAGTGATCTGGCCCGCTGTTCAGGCCTGGCTGTCATCGCACAAGGTCGGCTTCACCGGCCGACTGCCCAAGGTGAAGATTTGGCGAAAGGGTGGCATCTGGCGCTGCATGTCCGAGCAGCATCCATGGGCTGGCGCTGGAAGCTCGCCTGAGGAGGCATATCAGTCCTGGTCCAGAGCCGTATCGATCGAGGCCCGCACCGACCAGCGCCCCGGTGAAATTCTGCATGTATGGAGTGCCGCGCGATGAGTAACGTAACTGCGGCACTGCCGCGCAAAAGCCTGCAAGAGCATGAACGCAAGTTCCTGAAGATCGCAGGCGTACATTTGGCCGAGGAGAAGGTTGGGGGTGCCACTGCAATGGCCTGCTTGCTCGATATGGTCGCCAGCTGGCACGCCACTCGGATCAATATTGAATTCGGGGATTACTGCAAGCGCTGGGTGTCCGAAGGTAACGCCAAGAGCAAGCCGGCCGACAAGCTGCTTCGCAACCTCCTGGGCCTGGACGACAACCCGCCACCTCGCCGCATCCGGAGGGCTGCATGACGGTCTATCGTGACGCCGAACACGGCGTAGTCAGAGCCATGACGCTCGACGCAATATCGCTACACAAGGGCCAGGCATGGCAGGGCAAGTATCAGCCTCCAGGCTCGCAGTCAGGAAAGGGAGAGAACCCTTGCCCGCTGGATAGATTCGATCAGCTAACTCAGGACGCGATGACTCGATCTCTGCTGCACAGGGTACTTTCGCCGCTGCATTGGAACATGCTCGAGGCCTTCTACAAGGTCGACAACAGCAAGTCGCTGCAACAGGAAAGGGCGCTTGCCATTCAATATGTGGCTAGGGCTGCACCGGGCAAGGCACATTGGCTGTTCCGGCAAAAGTGCGTCACAGCCTGGGCTGTCACCAATTTGCCCGACGGATTCATGCTGCTGCACACCTGGGATAATCTCGACTCGCCTACGCCGGAGAAAACGCTTTACCGGTGGAGGTCAGACATTCGGCGATGGCTCAAGCAGGAACTAGACAAAGCGTTCGCCTCGGCTGCAGTCATCCTTGACGAGGCGGGCCTTATTGCAGAAGCAGCTTGACGCGGTGAGAAAATGAGAATCTAATTCACCACATTGCGGTTTTGCGTCTTGAGAATGCGAACCCTGAGAAGCCCTGGCCATCACAGCTGGGGCTTTTTCGTTTCAAGGCCCCGCCATTGTGCGGGGCTTTTTGTTTGTGAAGGAGCCGCAGCCAGGGAGGCCTACGGGCGACTTCGGCGGGCGGAGGGGGAAGACCCTCAATTTATGCGGATGACACGCTCAGGCAGCTGGGCTAAGTCGGTAGTGGCGTGGATCAAAGCCGTGCGTTCCCTGATCGGCTACGCGATGAGAGTCTGGGGTATGTGACCCAGCGATCCAGGCCAACCAAGCCGGGTATGCACCGGCCCTCCGCAACTTATTCCAAGGCCTCGCCATTTCGCGGGCGCCTTTAATTTCTGACGATCTCCCGATGCCAGTTATCCATTCTCCATTTTTTGCGATAAGCCTAAAATTGTGAGTGGCCATGCCGATACCCTAGGTTCGAATAACCGTTAGGCGTGAAAAAGAGACAATGCGTGACCAGTTTGAGGCTTCCAGGCCTGAACATTTGCTTGCCCGGTTGAATGAAGGCTATTTGGATGTGTCTACCAACCTCGAATGGACTATCTGGCAGCAGGCATGGCAAGCCGCACTAGAACATAAATCATCAGTGCTCGCGGAGCATTCCCCGAAACGAGGTCTGACTGCTGATGAGTTTGAATTTATCAGGCAGTTGTTCGATGTTTCCGAAGCGCAAGGACATGCGAAACTACTTTAGGGTTTGGGCGTGAAGATCGAGCGAACTATTTCAAGCCTCGGCATTTACCGGGGCTTTTCGTTTCTGGAGCATCACCTATGGCCGAGCCGAGTACCGGCGCCCTTGCAGTGACCGGCGTACTTCCCAGCGTCGGCCTGGGTATCCCGATATAGCTATTTATCCCCCTCAATGCGTACATCCGAGATACCCAAATCGGCGACCGCAATGCGCAGATCATCATGTGATAAGCGGCGCGGTGCGCGCATCTCGGACAGGGCGTCAGTGGAGGCATGCAGGCGGAGGAGAGCGGTGAGTACATTGTCTTCGCTCGGCCTAGTAGACCAATCGCAGATCCAAAACCTGGTATGGCCTCTGAGGTTGTAGTCAATGCGGTACCTCATAGGGTGGCTGACCTCCGCCATTGGACGTCGGTTATGCCGAAGCGCTCAGCAACAGGTCGAGAGACCTTCCTGATATCTGAAGCAGTGAATTTAGGAATGACTCCTACGCCAGCTTCGCAGGCCGCCCAGTGCCAAGCCTCAGCGTTATTCATTCGCTCGGCGCGGACGATGAATTCGCGAGCCTCCCCGTGGAGCTTGTAAGCGATTAAAAAAATGTCACTGATCGGCATTTATTAGTTCCCTCTAGTGAGGCCAGATCGGGCAACATTCCTTTTAGCCTCTAGGGGGCTCCTGGGCAAGCATCCGACCGGTTTTACGTCGGTGCACGAATTTTCATTTACGGAGCAAGCAATGGCCCGACCGACCTCGGCCCAGGCGCAGCCACCTCGCTGGGCATAAGGCTCCTCTACTGTTCTCGCTGGGTGGTTGGTCGCCCCAGCCTTCCGCACCCACTCCTAGGCTCGCCACAACGGCGGGCCTTTTCTTTTTCCGCTCCCCGCAACGGGAGGAATCGAGATGGCCCATATGCCGCCAGAGAAAGACCCATCCTTCTGGGTGCTTGTACTGACAGCCCTGAGAGAAAACGGCCTGGCGATGGGCCTGACATTCGCCCTGACCTGGTTGCGTATTCAGTACGACGGCAAGGAAACCCGCCCAGTCCGCCAACTGATCGAGGCAACGCTTGGTGCGCTGATCGTGATGGTGGTTGGCCTGACCGTAAAAGAGTTCGGCCTGAGCATCGCCTGGTCGTTCGCCACCGCTGGCTTTGTCGGTGTGCTTGGCGTTGAGCAGGCACGTCAACTCGGCAGGCGCTGGGCAGAGCGAAAGGTCGATGGCCCATAACCTGCGCCACAAAATCTAGGGCGCGGTTTCGTGGTGTCTCATTCTGTGCGCAGTAATGGGAATCGCTCTTCAGGGTTGCGTGAGCCAGCGTTCAGTTTCTCGCATTCTGCTGCCGCCGCCGTCCTATTGGTGAAGCCGCGCTTCAGCCTTTCCTTTTCTTGATTGTCGTAGATGTCGAAGCCGCCCGAAGTGGTGGCGGCATAGAACCGGTTACCGATTTGGAACGACTCACCTTCGATAGGTACAGCCGGAACGATAACGAATCGTGGTTGCATGACTTAGGCCTCCCCAGGCAGATACCCAAGTATTAGTTCGATTGCAGAAAGCCAGCAATATGACTCATCGAGACGAATTGATGGCATTCCGTGTCACTAGCGTCAGTGGTCATCTGGCTCTCAATCAGGCCAAGAGTTGCTCCGCGCCACAATGCAGACATGCGCCGTTTCGTGGCGCGAGGTAAGCCGATGATCACCCTGACCGACATCAACCGCCGGCAGCACTTCCTGGCGCCGACCGCCATTGCCCGCGTGCAGGAGGCCGGTACCAGCTCGCAGTGGCACGGCGTCTGCGCCATCGTCCATACGTTCGATGGCCAGGTGCTGGAGGTGCGTGAGCGAGCCGCCGATATCGCCGCCCAGGTTGGCATGCGGCGAGAGGGATAAGTGGTGGCCAGGACGAGAGCGCCATTCACACCCTGCAAGCTCTATGTGGACGGAGCCGAAGGCATCGCGGTTGGCGATTACGTCACTACTGCAGCCGGTTCGGCCTACCTGGTGCAGACGCTTCGGGTCAGCCGTACCAGGCCAGAGCGCAAGCATATGGATTGCCTGCGCTGGCCGATCGCCGAGGTGCCGCCTGATGCGCGGTGCTACCAACTGACTTGGTACAAGAGATAGGGAGCACGAACAATGGCCCGCATGACCGCGACAATCGTCTGCCGCCATCGCTGGTGGCTCAAGTTTTACCTGGCCGGCGTGCTCGCCATGGCACAGATGACCGGTCGCGAGCCGAACCCGGAGCGAGTCAGCTACTGGGTTGTGCGCGGACTCAAGGTCGAGGTGCGCTGATGGCCTGCAGCGGATGCGCCGCCCGGCGCGAACGAATGATGAAGTGGACGAAGGTGGCGTATGAGCGAGCAGCAAACCTATTCGCAACAAATCGAGAAGCTGAGCCCGAAGAAGGGCGACCTGTTGGTGGTCAGCGTTCCGTTCCCGATCAAGACGGAGGTGCGCGAGCGACTGACTCAGCACCTGGCAGGGACGGCTGATCGACTCAAGTGTGAGCTGATCGTGCTTGAGGCGGGCATCACTGCTCAGCTGCAACCAAGCGTGAGCGACTTGCTGGCCGAGCAGCGGAAGCAGACTGCGCTACTGGAGCAGATCGCCACCCAGAACCTGGCGCTGATCGAAGCGCTGGCTGACGGTGACGATGTTGACCCTGATGCCCAGCCATTGACCTACCTGAGCGGCGCGCCCGTTCTGGCTGGTCGGTGATGGGCAAGCTCAATACCTTAAAGAGCCAAGCCAAGATGCTCGAGGTCGCGCCAGTCCAGCAGGTCCAGCAAACGCAGTGGGGTTCTGGTCGAGGCGGCAGGCCATGGCGCCGCATCCGGGAACGCATCCTGCTTCGTGATCAGTACACCTGCTGCTGCTGTGGCTTGGTCACCCAGGAGCTTGAGGTCGACCACATTATCAACGTCGCTGAGGGTGGCAGTGATGATGAGTCGAATCTCCAAAGCCTATGCGTCCCCTGCCATCAGGCGAAGACAGCGACCGAGGCGGCAAGGGGTCGCGCCTTGGGACTTTGAGGCACGCCAATTCCCTGATTTCTGCACCTGATTAGGGCAAGGCAGGCGGGGGGAGGGTCGGGTCTGGAAACCGTTTTCCCTCGGACACCGCGCCCAACTCATGCGCAGATTTTTTCCTCGTTAACAGGAGTTGTTAACTGTGGCGTTAACCGAACAGAAGCGCCGGTATGCCGAAGCGCGGCTGTCCGGCAAGAGCAAGAAGGAAGCGGCTATCGCTGCTGGATGCCCTGAAAAGACTGCATCGCAGGCTGCGTCAAGGTATGAGAAAGATCCTGATGTCCAGGCTGCGTTGGGTAGGGCAACTGCCGTTAAGGCCAGTAAGAAGGAGGAGCCACCTACTGGCGACCCTGACGCGTACATCCCGGCAGCTGCTGCTGGCCCTATTGAATTCTTCGAGCAGGTCATGAACGACCTAGAGGCTGACCCCAAGCTGAGGATGGAGGCGGCAAAGAACCTGGCGGCATTCACGGTCGCCAAGCCCTCCGCCCTGGGCAAGAAAGAGCAGAAGCAAAAGGACGCTGAACAGGTGGCCGGCAATCGCTTCGGGCTCCGGGGTCAGCCTAAGCTTGTAGTGAGCAATCCATGAAGCCTTGGAGCACTGCCTGTCCCGACTGGGAGGAGAGGATCGTCAACCGGCAGTCTCTTGTGCCGGTCCAGCCCATTTTTCAAGATCAAGCAGATGATGCCCTAGACGTGTTCTGTCACCTCCGAATGGTGGACGCTCACGGCAGCCCCCTTATGGGGGAGACTTGCCAGCCCTGGGTGCTCGATCTTGTTGCTGCTCTGTTTGGGTCCTATGACGCCCAGGCCCGCCGCAGGCTCATCACCAACTACTTTCTTATGGTGAGCAAGAAAAACGGGAAAAGCACCATCGCAGCCGGCATCATGCTGACGGCTCTGATCCTGAACACTAGAGCCTCGGGCGAGTTCATCATACTGGCGCCCACCAAGGAGGCTGCCGATAACGCCTACAAGCCTATCCGCGACATGATCAATGCTGACGAGGACCTGCAGGCCAGGTTCCACGAGCAGGAATACCACCGATTGGTTACGGATCGCCTGAACAAGGCGACTCTCAAGGTGGTGGCGGCGGACGCGGCGACGGTGACAGGCAAGAAGGCCATCGGCGTGTTCATCGACGAGCTGTGGGAGTTTGGCAAACAGGCCAAGGCCGCGAGTATGCTCACCGAGGCCACTGGCGGTATCACATCGCGTCCCGAGGGTTTCATTTTCTACTGCACCACTCAGTCGGATGCACCACCTGCCGGCGTGTTCAAAGCGAAGCTCGAATACGCCAGGAAGGTGCGAGACGGAGAAGTTCGCGACGACCGCTTCCTCCCGGTCATATACGAATTCCCGAGACACATGATTGAGCAGGGGGCGCACCGCGATCTGGCCAACGCTTACATCACCAATCCCAACTGGGGTATCTCGGTTGATGAGGATGTGATCAGGCAGAAATACCAGGAAGCGCAAGAAGGTGGTGAGGAGCAAGTTCGGGACTTTCTTGCCAAGCACATGAACGTCGAGATCGGGCTGAATCTTCGAGCCGACCGCTGGGCAGGCGCTGACTTTTGGGAGGCCCAGACCGACAATGCACTGAGCCTGCAAAGCCTGTTGGACCAGTCCGAGGCGGTGACTATTGGCATCGATGGCGGCGGGCTTGACGATCTTCTTGGGCTCACAGTGCTGGGGCGAAAGACCGGCGCCGATATCTGGCTTTCGTGGTCGCTGGCTTGGGCTCACCCCATCGCCCTGGAGCGCCGCAAGTCTGAGGAATCCAAGTACCGAGACTTCGAAAAGGATGGCGACCTTGTGATTATCAAGGAGCTGCCAGGGGATGTTGCTGCGGTGGCGGACATCGTGGAAATGATCGATGGCACTGGCCTGCTGGCAGGGATCGGCATGGACCCGGAGAAAACCCACAAAGTCATGCTCGAGGAGCTGCTGAAAAGGAAGATCGACCAGAAAATCATCTTCGGCATACCCCAGGGGTGGAAGTTGGTTGGTGCCATCAGCATTGCTGAGCGTAGGCTGGCTGAGCGAAAGCTGTTCCATGCCTCCCAGCCAATGATGAATTGGTGTGTCGGCAACGCCCGGATCGAATCTCGAGCCAACTCAGTGCTGATCACCAAGCAGGCCAGTGGCACCGCCAAGATCGATCCGGTGATGGCATTGCTCAACGCGGTGGAGCTCATGAATACGAACCCGTCTCCTCCCGGCAAGAAATACCAGATGTTTTTCCTCAACTCGTAGCTGTTGCGCTACGCCAGGCCCGCCAAGTGCGGGCTTTTGCATTTCTGGGGTAACCAATGAACCGAGCCTACAGCCTCCTTGAGATCAAGGCGGTGGACCATGACGCGCGGGTGATCACCGGGATCGCCACCACGCCCTCGCCTGACCGTATGGACGATGTTGTTGAGCCAAAGGGCGCGCAATTCAAGTTGCCGATCCCCTTCCTGTGGCAGCACAACCACGATCAGCCGGTAGGACAGGTGACCAAGGCCACCGTGACGGACGCGGGAATTGAAGTGACGGTGGAGTTGGCCAAGGTCGACGAGCCCGGCACATTGAAGGATCGCCTCGATGAGGCCTGGCAGTCGATCAAAGCCAAGCTGGTTCGAGGCCTGTCTATCGGGTTTTCGCCGATCGAATCGGCCAACATCGACGGCAGCTGGGGCCGCCGCTTCCTCAAATGGGAGTGGCTGGAGCTTTCCGCCGTGACCGTTCCAGCAAACGCTGGTGCCAGCATCCAAACCATCAAATCCATCGACCGAGAGCTGCGCGCCGCGACTGGCAATAGCGCGCTCCCTGTCGTGCGCATCACCCCTGCCGGCGCTTCGGCACCTATTACAAAATCTGCGAAGCCCGAGGAGGGCGATATGAACATTCAGGAACAAATCAAATCCTTCGAGAGCACCCGATCCGCGAAGGCTGCCCGCCTCGAAGAAATCATGGCCAAGGCCGCCGAAGAAGGTCGCACCCTGGACGCCTCCGAATCGGAGGAGTACGACACCATTGAGGGTGAGCTGAAGTCCATCGACGGCCACCTGGGGCGCCTGCGCGGCCTGGAGAAGTCCATTGCCTCGAATGCAAAGCCGGTCGAGCCTGGTCGCGTGAACAGCGTTTCGAAAGGTCACGAAGTTCGTGACAACGCCGTAATCCGCGTCGAACGGACTCTGCCCAAGGGCACCTCCTTCACCCGCTATGCCATCGCGCTGGCGCGCTCGAAGGGCAACCTGATGCAAGCGGTAGAGGTCGCTAAAGGCTGGGAGGAATCCACCCCTGAGGTGGTGACCGTTCTGAAGGCCGCTGTTGCCGCTGGCACCACCACCGACCCGGCCTGGGCAGCGCCTCTGGTCGAGTACCAGACCATGGCCAGCGAGTTCATTGAGCTGCTGCGTCCACAGACCATCATCGGCAAGATCCAGGGCCTGCGCCGCGTACCGTTCAATATCAAGATGTCCGGCCAGACCTCTGGTTCCAGCGTGAACTGGGTGGGCGAGGGCAAGCCTAAGCCGGTTTCCGCCCTGGCTTTCGACACCACCACCCTGCGCTTCACCAAGGCTGCCGGTATCGTGGTGCTGACCGATGAGCTGGTGCGCTTCAGCAACCCGAGCGCTGAGGCCTTGGTCCAGGCGGACCTCACCGCATCGATGGCGCAGTTCCTCGACGTGGCCTTCGTCGACCCGGCGATCGCAGAAGTGGCCGAGGTGTCCCCGGCATCGATCACCAACGGCGTAACGCCGATCGTTGCCAGCGGCACCACCGCTGACGCTTTGAAAGCGGATGTGAAGCGACTGTTTGCCGCCTTCCTGGCTGCCAACATGACCCCGGCTGGCGCGGTTTGGATCATGACCCCGACCATGGCGCTGACCATCGGCATGATGACCAACGCACTGGGCCAGGCCGAGTTCCCTGGCATCGACATGAACGGCGGCACCTTTATGGGCCTGCCGGTAATCGTGTCGGAAAGCGTTCCGGCCAACCCTGGGTCGGGCAGCCCGCTTACCGGCGCTGGCCAGCGGCTCATCCTGGCCAAGGCATCGGAGATCCTGCTGGCTGACGATGGTGGCGTGACCATTGACGTGAGCCGTGAGGCCTCCCTGCAGATGGATAGCGCGCCCGCTGCTGGCGCCACTGAGTTGGTCAGTCTGTGGCAGAACAACATGGTGGCCCTGCGCGCTGAGCGCTTCATCAACTGGAAGCGCCGCCGCCTGCAGGCAGTGGGCTACATCGACTCGGCCAACTACGAGTCCTGATCCATCAGGGCCGGGGTAGCTCCCGGCCCTTCCTGGAGGGAAGTCCCAATGCAAATGGTTGCTCTGAAAGAATTCCGCTACGCCGGGCAGCAGCTGCTCCCTGGTGATGCATTTGAGGCCCGTGATCGCGATGTCAGGCTGCTGAGGGCGATCAGCAATGCTCGGCTTGACGATGACGCTGAAGCCCCATCTGAGCAGGAACAGAAGGGATCGCCAACCCCCGCGAAGCGCACCTACAAGCGCCGCGACATGAAGGCCGAATGACAGGTGGAGCCGCGATGAAACTGTTCAACTGGGGAGCTCGGACTGAGCAAAAGGCCTTGCGACCCGCTGACAATCGTGGCGGCTGGCTAGGCGTGATCCGCGAGTCCTTCGCGGGGGCATGGCAGCAAAACGTAGAGGTTGATCAGGATACGGTCCTGGCGTTTTCGGCTGTGTTCTCCTGCATAACGCTGATCGCATCGGATATCGCAAAGCTGCGGGTCAAGCTGGTTGAGTTCACGAAGGACAAAGTGTGGGAGGAGACGACAAGCTCGTCATTCTCTCCAGTGCTTCGCAAGCCCAACCATTTTCAGAACCGTATCCAGTTCTATGAGTCTTGGGTGACATCGAAGCTCACAAACGGGAATGCCTACGCGCTGAAACTACGCGATGCGCGAGGCGTCGTGACGAAGCTCTACATCCTTGATCCTCGGCGCGTCACGCCGCTGGTTGGTGATGACGGCAGCATCTTCTACGACCTCAAGGCAGACAACCTGTCCACGCTGCAGGAGGGCGTGGTAGTGCCGGCCAGCGAGATTATCCATGACCGCATGAACTGCCTCTTTCACCCACTGGTTGGCATCTCGCCTATCTACGCCTGTGGTCTGGCAGCGATGCAGGGCAATGCGATCCAGAACAACTCTGCGAAGTTCTTCCAGAACGGCTCGAAGCCAGGTGGCGTGCTCACCGCTCCGGGAGCGATCAGCGAAGAAACTGCCAAGCGCCTCAAAGCGCACTGGGATAGCGAATATTCCGGGCAGAGCGCCGGCAAAGTCGCTGTCCTGGGCGACGGATTGAAATACGAAGGCATGGCGATGTCGGCAGCCGATTCGCAGCTCATTGAGCAATTGAAATGGTCAGCGGAAATCGTCTGCTCTGTTTTCCATGTACCTGGCTACAAAGTTGGAGTAGGGCCGCAGCCAACCCATAACAACGCCGAAGTACTCAACCTGGAGTATTACTCGACCTGTCTCCAGTCATTGATTGAGGCGCTTGAGTTGTGCTTGGACGAGGGATTGGAGCTGCCTTCGCAGTATGGGACCGAGTTCGACCTAGACGGTCTGCTTCGCATGGACACGGCGTCCCTCTACAAGGCTAATAACGAGGCGGTCAGTGGTGCGTGGATGAAACCGAACGAGGCCCGCCGGCGTGCAGGGTTGCCCCCTGTGGAAGGTGGCGACTCGCCAATGATTCAGCAGCAAAACTACAGCCTAGCAGCGATCGCCAGGCGCGACGCGCAGCCTGACCAGTTTTCTACTGCTCCCGTCACGCCGGCAATACCGGAACCATCTGGTCCTTCCGAGCCCACCACCGACGAACTGGACGACCAGGCGCGAGTATTCGCGCTGCTTGTTGAGAAGGAGTTGAACCTTGAATTTGCGTGAGCTTGAGGCACAAGCAAAGGTACTGGCGCCGGTTCTGAAGGGGCTCGTTGACAAAGCGCTTGCTGCATTTCGGGGGGACCTCCGCAAGGACCTGGATGAGCGTGACGCCGGCCTTCGCAATGAACTAGCTGAGGCAGTCAAAGAAATCCCTTCGCCTGATGTCGAGGTGATCGCCGCGCAGGCAGCAAAGCTTGTTCCAACACCTGAGAATGGTAAGGACGCCGATCCCGAAGTTATGCGCCAGGCCGTCGCGGATGAAGTGGCCAAGATACCCGTGCCAAAGAATGGCGAATCAGTGACGGTCGAGGACGTGGCACCGATGATCCGGGATGCTGTCCAGGAAGCGGTCGCCGCGTTGCCGCCGGCAGAACCTGGCGTGAGCGTGACGGCCGAGGATCTGCGTCCGCTGATCGCCGAAGAACTGGCCAAGGCTATGGCCGGGCTGGAGCTGCCAAAGGACGGCGAGCCGGGCCGCGATGCGCTTCAACTCGAAATACTTCCCGAAATCGACCTGGAGAGATCCCACGTTCGCGGAACTTTCGCGACGCACGCCGGCGGACTGTGGCGCGCCTTCGAACGAACACAGGGTCTGAAAGGCTGGGAGTGCATCGTGGAAGGACTGGCGCGGGTCGAGATCGAGCAGAGCGGCGAGCGCGGTCTGGACGTGGCTCTAACGCTGTCCAGCGGCTCTCAGGTGCGCAAGGCGCTACAGCTGCCAGTGATGATTTATCGCGGCGTTTTCGCTCCTGGCGACTACGTGCCAGGCGATACGGTCACCTGGGGCGGCAGCCTATGGCACTGCGACGAACCCACGACCGACAAGCCGGGCGAGGCTGGGAGTAAGGGCTGGACCTTGGCCGCGAAGCGCGGCCGCGACGGCAAGGACGGCACCAACGGCAAAGACCTGACCAAGGGGGTATCTGCGTCATGATGTTCATCACTCTGGAGCAAGCAAAATCACAGCTTCGCGTGGATGATGACGCCGATGATGAAGACATCCGCGACAAGGTCCTTGAAGCAAGCGATCTGGTCAGGGGTTACCTCAAGTCCGCTGCTGACGCCTACCTAGATGCGGATGGGGAGGCCATCCCCGCCAAGGTCCCCTATGCAGTAAAGGCGGCCACCAAGATGATGCTCGGCTACCTGTACAACCAGCGCGATAGCGACCCAGACCGTGAGTTTGAGCAGGGAATGCTCCCCAGGCCGGTCACCGCGCTCCTCTACCACCTTCGCGACCCGGCATTGGCATGAGCATTCAAGCAGGAAAGCTGCGGCACCGGATCGAGATCCAACATAAGGTTACACCCCGTGACCCCGCCACTGGCGAGTTTGGCGAGCCTTCTTGGCAGCTATTCGCCAAGGTATGGGCGCAGGTGACGCCTCTGTCGGCCCGCGACTTGGTTGCCGCTCAGGCCGCGCAGTCGGAGGCCACAGCGCGCATGGTGATCCGGTACCGCCCCGGTGTGCTGTCCACGATGCGCATAATCTACCGGGGCGAGGCATACAGCATTGAAGGGCCGCCTCTGGCTGATCCCAACTCAGGGCTGGAGTACCTGACCATACTGGTCTCTAAAGGAGCGAAGGATGGCCAATGAGATCTCTGTGCGCCTGCAAGGGCTGAAGGCCGCCACCGAAAAGATGACCGGCCTGGCGCCGAAGCTGCGCCGCGGTGCCCTGCGTAAGGCCGCCCGCCAGGCAATGAACATCGTCAGGGACGACGCCAAGGCGCGGGCACGGGCGCTGGATGATCCAGAAACCGCTGAGAAAGTCTGGAAGAACATCATCACCCAGGAATCGGCTCGCCAAGGGCGGCGCGAGGGTGGCGTGGTGATGAAGGTCGGTGTTCGCGGTGGCGCCAGTTCCAACCAGCACAGCCAAGACGCCAGCGGCAACCCTGGCGGCGACACCCGGCACTGGCGATATCTGGAGTTCGGCACCCAATACAATCCGCCGGCCCCGTTCATGCGGCCAGCGTTCTCCACGAACGTCAACGCCGTAACCGATCGCTTCGTGCAGGTACTCGGCCAGGAAATCGAAGCGGCACTGTGAGGAGCCTATGGAAGCGCCAATTTTTGCCGTTTGCTCGGCTGACCCAGGTGTGGCTGCGCTTCTCGGTGCCGGCATTGAGTGCCGGCTGTACTCCTTTGGTGAGGGGCCGGAAAAGCCGATCAAACCGTATGCGGTCTGGAGCGTGATCGCTGGCAGCCCTGAGAACTACTTGGCCGGCCGCCCCGACGCCGACAGCTTCACCCTGCAACTGGACGTGTATGCCGCAACTGGCGGGCCGGTGTTGGCCGTCACCAAGGCGCTGTGTGCAGCTATCGAGCCGCGCGCCTACGTCGTCCGCTGGGGCGCTACGGACCGCGACCCGGATACCAAGGACTTTCACCGAAGTTTCGACGTGGACTGGATAGTCCCCCGCTGAACCTACCGAGCCCGCCAAGTGCGGGCTTTCTTTTGCCCGACAGGAGATATCCATGTCTGTTTTGACTCAAGGTACCCAGGTGTTTGCCCTGGCCCCGTCGCTTACTGGCGCCGGCCCCCGCACCGTGATGGAAGTCGAGTGCGCCACCGCCTTCAACCCTGGTGGCTCCCCGAAGGAGCAGATCGAGGACACCTGCCTCAGCTCCAGGGAGCGAACCTACAAGCCTGGGCTGCGTACGCCGGGCCAGGCCTCGCTGACCGTCAACGCCGATCCGAAGAACGCAAGCCACATCCGACTGCACCAGATGTCCGAGGCCGATGGCGATACCACCGTTAAGTGGGCTGTTGGTTGGTCCGACGGTACCGCAGTGCCGACCGTCGCTGCAGCTGGCAGCATCGATCAGATCACCGTGAGCAACGGCGGTAGCGGCTACACCAGTGCGCCGACGGTCACCCTTACCGGCGGCGGTGGCAGCGGCGCCACTGCGGTGGCTGTTCTCGATGATGATGCGGTGGTGGCCATCAACATCACCAACCCTGGTTTTGGATACACCGGCACCCCGAGCGTCACCTTTACCGGTGGTTCCGGTACCGGTGCCGCCGCTACCGCCACCATTAACGCGGAAGAAGACTTCGTGCTGCCGCCGTCGCGCACCTGGTTCGTCTTCGAGGGCTACGTCGCGGACTTCCCGTTCGACTTCGCCGCCAATGCCGTGGTTAGCACCGCGGTCTCCATCCAGCGCTCGGGCGGCTCCGCCTGGATCGCGAAAACCGCATAAGGGGTAACCATGGATCTCGCGCAACTGAAGAAGAAAGGGGGCGTCATCGCCGACGCCCTGGTGCCGAAGGAGGTCGAGTGGAAGCACGCCGACAAGAACGGCAAGCCCATCACCGACAAGTTCACCGTGCACGTCCGCCGGCACGCCTTCGGCGTCATGGAGGCTATGTTCGCTGGCGGCGAGGCCGAGCGCTTCAAGAACGCCCGCTACCTGGCCGCCTCGATCATGTTGGGCAAGGACGGTACCGAAGAGCTTCCGTTCGACGATGCCGTCAACCTCGACTCGGCCCTGGGTATCGTCCTGCTCAATGCCGTCAACGAGGTGAACAACCCTCCAGCAAAGAGCTGACCCTGGCCGACGAGCTGTGGCATGAGTTGGTGCTGAACGGGGTCGGCGGCAGTACGATCGCCGAGGCCAAGGCCACGCTTTCCTACGCGGAAGTGCTGGCCTGGGTCGCCTATCGGGACAAGCACGGATCGCTTAATCTCGCGCGCCGAATCGAGCTCACCGGCGCCTTGATTGCGCTGCAGGTCAACCGTGGCTCAGGCGGCAAGGCGGATCTGTACGATTTCATGCCACATCACTCGCGGCCGGGGCCTTCGTTAGAGCAGGCAATGGCGGAATGGCGTTGACGTGGTAGATTCCCTCATTTTGCCAGGAGGCAATCATGAGGAAGATATTCACGGCGGCCGCAGTGCTCGCCTTGTCCGCTTGCGCGAGCTACGGCAAGCCGGTGACCCAGGCTCAGCTGGATGCAATTCAGCAGGGAACGACTACCCGCGACGATCTAGTTGCCAGCTTCGGCAAGCCACTGGCTGTGACAAAGAACTCTGACGGCACCCAGATCATGTCTTGGGGTTACTCTTATGTTGGTTTCGCTGGTACCAACTATAAGAGCCAAGGCCTGAGCGTGATACTCGACTCATCCGGCAAGGTAGTCAGCTACACGACAACGGATATGGCGAATCCATATCAGTAAGGAATTAACAAAGCCCGCTTCGGCGGGTTTTTTTTCGCCTGGAGGAAAGCATGGCGAGTCGCTCCCTGGGCACACTGACTCTCGACCTGATTGCAAGGATTGGCGGTTTTCAGCAGGGCATGGATCAAGCCGCCAGATCAACTCAGCGGAGCATGGCTCAGGTTGAGCGTCACGCGGACAGGGCCTCAGCGGCCGTCATGTCCTCCTTCAAAGCCATTGCTGGTGCAGCTGCTGCATATCTCGGCGCCCAGCAGATAGTCCAGTACTCGCAGGCGTGGGTGGGTGTCCAAAACCGAATCAAGCAGGTTTCGGAGACCTTCGAAGATTTCTCCAAGCAGTCTCAGGCGGTCTTCTCGATCGCGCAGAACTCCCAGTCGTCCCTGGACGCAACTGCGGAGCTTTACCAGCGCATCGCAGCGTCTTCTGGCCAGCTTGGCGCAAGTCAAGAGAAGATCGCCCAGGTCACGCAGAACATCAGTAAAGCAATGTCCGCGAGCGGCATTTCTGCTGAAGCGGCCCAGGGTGCGTTGGTACAGCTGGGCCAGGCATTTGCTTCCGGGGTGCTTCGTGGGGAAGAGTTGAACTCTGTCCTCGAGCAGGCCCCTGGCTTGGCCCAGGCGATTGCGGATGGTCTTGGTGTCGCACGCGAGTCGCTTCGCTCAATGGGTGAGGCAGGCAAACTGACTTCCAAGGATGTTTTCGCCGCGATCCTGAATCAGACCAGAGCTATCGATGATTCATTTGCGCGATCGCAGACCACCATCTCCGGAGCTTTCCAGGTGATGGAGAACAGCGCAATCAAGGTCATTGGTACGCTTGACGAGTCGCTTGGCGTGACGAAGACCTTCGTGAGCGCAGTCCTTGAGCTATCCAAAGCGTGGGACACCAATGGCGTTCAAACCTACACGCAGTTGCTGAAAACTGGGCTCTATGTGGCCCTGGCGCGCGTGGCCACAGGGTTTGTAAATTCCAGCGCTGCGAAATGGGCGGATTTCCAGGCTACGAAACAGCAGACTTACATGACCTCGGTCGCCGCTGCCGGCGAGCTCCGCAGGGCCGAGGCAGTTCGTGCCGGGGCTGCCGCTGATGTGGAGGCCGCAGCGCGAGCTGTTGCCAGCGCTAAAGCCAGGGTAAGCGCCGATCGCCAGGTTCTGGCCTCTGATGTTTCGAGGTTGCAGTCTGTTCAGGCGGCGTTGGCTGCTGAGAAAGCGCTGGAAACCCAGAGGCTTCAGGCTCAGATCACTGATGTTGGCCGTCAGCAGGCAGTGGCCAGGATGGCTGAGTTGCGGTTGGCTGAGGTTGCAATTACCAATCAGCTTGCAGCGGCAGAGGCAAAGCTGGCAGCCACAACTCTGGCAACATCCGCCCAGGTCACCGCGGCGATCAACCAGCAAACGGTGGCCAAAGAAGCGCTAGCCGTGGCGACCACGCAGGTTACTGTTGCCCAGACGGCGTCGACTGTAGCAATGGGAGCATGGTTCTCGGCCGCTACCACAATGGGCGCTGCCCTCGTGACGCTGCGGACGGCTGGAGCAGCTGTATTGCGCATGGCTGCCGGATGGCCTGGCCTGATTCTGACCGTTGGCGCGCTGGCGCTGTCCTTCATCGACTTCGGCGACAAAGCCGAAGAGGGCGCCGGCAAGGCGGCGAACGCCTTCGAGGATGCCTCGACGCGCATCCGCCAGGCCTCCAGGTCGATGCTGCCGGAGAACCTGAGCACCCAGTCTTACGACCAGCTGCAGGATCGACTGAAGGGGCTTCAAGCTGAGCTCAAGGAAACGGAAAAGCTGCAGGAGCGATTCCAGAAGGGAGTCGACGACAAGAGCGATGTACCGTTCGAAACGTCGCTCGACGCCTCGAAAGAGAAGGCTGACGCGCTCAAGCTGGCCATCCAGTCGGTGCAGAAGGAGCTCAACAGCTCCCGCCTGGCTTCTGACAAGGAGGGCAGCACCTACCTCAAAAACCTCGAAAAGCAGGCAGTTGTCGCGGGCAAGCTGACCGAGGTCGAGAAGCTGCGAGCGCAAATCGCCGCTGGCGCGGTGAAGTTCTCGCCGGACGACGAAAAAAAGGCCCTGAACGCCGCCGCAGCGATCGACAAGGCGAACAAGGCACTGAAGGAGTCGAAGGCGGGCGACAAGGACAGCAAGGCCCTGGGGCGGCGCTTTGAGGACATTGAGGAGGGTTATCAGCGGCAGATCGAGCTGATCAACACCACTACCGACAAGCGCAAGAATGCAACCGAGGTTGAGAAGCTGGCCTTCGAGATCTCGGCAGGCAAGTTGGAAGGGGTCAACGCCGAGCAGCGCAAGCGCCTGGAAGGTCTTGCGGCAGAGTTGGACGCTAAGAAGGCGCTGCTCAAAGCGGACCAGGATGCCAAAAAGTTAGCTGCTCTCCAGTTCAACCTAGGTGAGGACAACCGCACAGCCAAAGAAGGCTTGGACATGGAGCTTGCTGGCGCTGGCCAGGGAGACAAATATCGCGAGCGCTTCCGAGAAATTCTGTCTATTGAGCAGGACTTCAACAAGCAGCGTCGCGAGATGTACAAGGAGTACAAGGAGGCGGTTCTTGCTGAAGATCCAGACGCTGAAGCGAACTACAAGAAGGAGACCGAGGCGCTCGACAATGCCCTGGCAATTCGCCTTGAGCACCAGCGTAACTTCTACGAGAAGCAGGACGAGATGCAGGGCAATTGGCTCAATGGCGTGCGAGATGCGTGGCAGAACTTCGCTGATGAAGCGAAAAACTACTCCGCCATTGCCTCTGATGCCACGAGCTCTGTTCTCGGGAGCGCCAGAAGCGAGCTCAGTTCGTTCATGTCGGATGTGGCCACTGGTTCGAAGGATGCTGGCGACGGATTGATCGACATGGTGACAGGTTTCGCCAAGTCATTCGTTCAGGCCCTGTCAGACATGGCCGCGCAATGGCTTGTTTATCAAGCCGTGCAGTTAACGGTTGGCAAGACGACTCAAGTGTCCGCAGGGCTGGCGATGGTTGCCAATGCTCAGGCTACTGCGTTTCAGGCGAGCCTGGCTGCGTTCGCGTCTACTGCGGCAATACCGATCGTTGGTCCGGCAATGGCTCCCGCAGCCGCAGCGGCTGCCGCTGCTACTGCAGCACCCATGGTGGCCGGCGTAGCGTCTAGCGCTTTGATGGGCATGGCGCACGACGGTATCGACAGCATCCCGCGAGAGGGCACCTGGCTGCTCGACGGAGGCGAGCGGGTGTTGAACCCGAATCAGAACCAGGACCTGACCCAATACCTGCGCAACGCGAACGATGCTGGCGCGGGCGCTGGGCTGGGCGGCGGCATCACCATCAACGCGCCGGTTACCGTCCAGGCCCAGCCGGGCATGAGCGATGAAGCCGCGCGGCGGCAAGGAGAAATGATGGGGCAGGCGTTCAGGCAAACCATCCGTGAGGTCGTTAACGAAGAGTTCGCCCAGGGCGGCTCGATGTGGAGGCGGTAATGCCCGAGACATTCAGCTTCTGTACCAGGGTCGGCGCCTCTGGCGAGATCAAGCACAGGGTTTGGGAAAACGAGTTTGGGGACGGTTACGTCCAGTCAGGCGGCACTGGCATCAACGGAAGATCGCAGGAATGGTCGCACCAGGCCACGGGGAGCCTGGAGGAGGGGCAGGAGCTTCGCCAGATGCGCGATTTCCTCGACCGCCACGAAGGCTACAAATCGTTTCTCTGGACCCCACCTGGCGGCGCTCCAGGCCGGTACAAGGTCAACGGCTACAAGCTGGACCCGCAAGGCGCCGGGATATTCAAAATCAGCTTCACCATGAAGCAGGTGTTCACCCCTTATTGACCCCGCCCGTGCGGGGTTTCATGTTTCTGAGGCCCCATGACTTTCGAGACCGATATCCAGAAACTCGAGCCGGGCAACCAGATCCGGCTGTATGAGGTGGACGCCACCCGCCTGGGCGGCAACCTCATGCGCTTCCACGGCCACGCCCAGGAAGGCGACATTATCTGGCAGGGCCAGCTGTACGAGCCAATCCAGATCGAGGCCAAGGGCTTCGACATTCGCGGAGACGGTCGACCCGCCACACCAACCCTGCAACTGGCGAACGAAATCGCCGGCGTGCGCGGCGCGGTCACGGCGATGTGCCTGGCGCTCAAGGATCTGGCCGGTGCGCGGGTGAAGGTCATCGAAACCTTCCGGCACTTCCTGGACGCTGCCAACTTCCCGGACGGCAACCCCAATGCGGCAAACCAGGCACGGGAAAACTTGTGGTTCATCGAGCAGAAGACCGAGGAAGACCGCGAGCAGGTAACGTTCCAGCTGTCGAGCCCGCTCGACCTGGGTGGCGTGCAGCTTCCCAGCCAGCAGATCACCAAGCTGTGCCGCTGGGCCACGCGCAACGGGTACCGTGGCGAGGCCTGTGCGTACGCTGGCGCGGCGATGTTCACCAAGCAGAACGAGCCCACGGACAACCCTGCGCTCGATCGCTGCGCCGGCCGTTGGAGCAGCTGCAAGCTTCGCGGAAACACTCGCCGATTCGGCGGTTCTATGGGCGCGAGCCTGATCGCAAGTTCGAGGTAACCATGCGCATCAACCAACAGCTGCAGGCCGCGATCCGCGAGCATGCCGAACGCGCTCACCCGGCGGAAGCCTGCGGCGTGCTGATCAAGACCGAGGCCGGCCGCGAGTACGTGCCATGCCGCAACCTGGCACGGACCCCGCGCGACCAGTTCACGCTGCACCACGAAGACCTGGCCAAGGCCGAAGACCGCGGAACCCTGCTGGCGATCATCCACAGCCATCCGGACGCGAGCCCGCGCCCCAGCATGGCCGACAGAGTCAGTTGCGAGTTGCACGAAGTGCCCTGGGGCATCGTGTCGTGGCCGGGCGGGGATATGGAGTGGTTCAAGCCCACCGGCTACGTCGCCCCGCTGCTGGGGAGAAATTTCTCCCATGGCCTGCTCGACTGCTGGGGCGCATGCCGCGACTGGTATGCCCGCGAGGCCGGGCTGGTGCTGCCGAACTTCGAGCGCAAGGACTTGTGGTGGGAGGAGGCCGAGGGGCCGAGCCTGTACGAGGACAACTTCAAGGGCGCTGGCTTCTACCAGGTCAATGAGCCGCGCCGTGGCGACATGCTGGTCTTCATGGTGCCATCGCCTGGCCGTCCGTGCTTCCACCCGAACCATGCTGCAATCTATCTCGGTGACGAGCCGGCGCTGGTGAGCGAGGACGCTCCAGCCCTTGGCGGGTCCGGCCCGTTCATCTACCACCACATGGCCGGCCGGGCCTCTACTCGCGAAATTTACGGCTGGTCGATGGCCAACCGCTGCCGACTGATCCTCAGGCACAAGGACTACCAGCCATGAAGCGCACCGTGAAGCTCTACGGCGTGCTGCGCAAGCACTTCGGGCGCGAATACCTTCTCGACGTGCAAAGCCCGCGAGACGCGGTGCAGGCGCTGTGCATCATGCTTCCAGGCTTCGAGAAGTTTCTCGCAACAGGGGAGGAGCGCGGCTTGGTGTTCACCGTGTTCTCCGGCCGCCGCAACCTGGCGCCCGAGGAGCTGGACCTGCAGGGCAGCGATGCCGAAGAGATCCGCATCGCACCTATCATCCAAGGCAGCAAGCAAGGCGGCCTGTTCCAGGTGGTGCTCGGCGCCGTGCTGGTGGTCGCCGGGGTCTTCACTGGCGGCCTGAGCTCCGGTGTTGGTATTGCCCTGATGGCTGGTGGTGCTGCGCTGGCGCTGGGCGGTGTCGTGCAGATGCTCTCGCCGACGGCCAAGACCGGCAGCCTGGATCGCAACGAGGACGGCAACAACCCCAGCTACGGGTTCGGCAGCGCCGTCACCACCATCGCCCAGGGCAACCCCTATCCCGTCCTGTACGGCGAGCGTGAGATCGGCGGCGCGATCGAGTCTGGTGGGGTGTACCCACAAGACCAGCTGTAGCCAGCTGAATTACCTGACCTGCTTCGGCAGGTTTTTTGTTTCTGGAGGAATGAATGGGCGCAGAAGTGAAGCGCAGGGCGCGCATGCCTAAGGCGCAGCGGCGCCAGGTCGTCGGACACAAGGGCGGCGCCAAAAAGCAGAAGCAGCCCAGCATTGCCTCGAACAGCGTGCCGTCGATCTCCACGGCGCGCCTGCTCTACCTGTGGAGCTGGGGCCCCATCGTTGGGCCGGTGAACGGGATTCGCTCGGTCAAGCTCGACGGGACGCCGCTCGTGGCCGAAGACGGCACGGTCAACTATCCGGGCGTGAAGTGGCAGTTTCGCTCTGGCGAGTTGCACCAGGACCGCCTGGAAGGTGTGACCGAGTCCAGCAACGAGATCCAGGTAGCGCAGGAACTGCGCACCACCGCGCCCTGGGTGTACTCGATCAACAACCCCGTTATCGATGCGGCACGCGTGCGATTCGGGTGGCCTGTGCTGCAGGCCCAGGACAGTGGCGGCAATATCAACGGCGTGCGCATCGACTATGCGATTGACGTGGCCACCGACGGAGGCCCGTACCAGCAGGTGCTGGCGTCCTACGTAGACCGCAAGAACGTCACCAAGTACGAGCGATCCCACCGCATCGACCTACCGGAGGGTAGCAGCTGGACCATCCGCGCGCGCCGCATCACGCCGGAGGCCAACAGCTCCCTTGTGCAAGACACTATGGTCGTGGAGGCGATCGCCGAGGTGGTCGACAGCGATCAAGAGTACCCGCTGACCGCTGTTGGCTGCGTAGAGTACGACGCCCAGCAGTTCGGCGGGGACTTCCCGAAGATTGCCGTGCTGATGCGCGGTCGCATCGTTCGTGTGCCCATGAACTACGACCCGGAAACCCGCACCTACGCCACTAGCGGCGCTGGTACCAGCGGCGGTATCTGGGATGGCTCGTTCAAGGAGGCTTACACCAACAACCCGGCCTGGGTGTTCTACGACCTGGCGCTGCACCCGTACTACGGGCTCGGGGACCGCATCGACGCAAGCATGATCAATCGCTGGTCGCTGTACCGGATCGCGCAGTGGTGCGACCAACTGGTGCCGGACGGGAAGGGCGGACAGGAGCCGCGCTTCACCTGCAACCTCTACCTGCAGAAGCAGGCCGAGGCCTGGGCCGTGCTGCAGGACCTAGCTGCAATCTTCCATGGCCTGGCCTATTGGGATGGCAACCAGATCGCCGTGAACGCCGACATGCCGCAGGACCCGGTCTACACCTACACCGTGTCGCAGATCCTCGGTGACGGCGCGATCAAGTACACCGGAAGCAAGTGGCGCGACCGGCACAGCCTGGCCATGGTGTCGTTCGACGACCCGGACCAGGGCTTCGAGACCGACAAGGAACCGGTGTTCGACGAAGACGCCATGGCCGAGTATGGGGTTCGCGACGTATCTGTCGAGGCCGTTGGCTGCACCAGCAGGGGCCAGGCGCAGCGCGCCGGCAAGTGGGCATTGCTGACCGAGCAACTGCAGACCCGTGGCGCAACGATCAATGTCGGCGTCGATGGGTACATCCCGAAGCCCGGCACGGTGATCGCGCTGTCCGACCCGATGCTGGCCGGCAGGGCCAACGGCGGCCGGATCGCCGCTGTCGCCGGGCGTGTTGTGACAGTCGACCGTGACGTTGAGGTGCCCACCGGCGCCAGGCTACTGGTCAACCTGCCAAGCGGCAAAACTGAAATGCGGCAGATCCGCTCGGTAGCGGGCCGCCAAATCACCGCGATGGCCGACTTCAGCGAGCCGCCGCAACCGGAGTGTGCCTGGGCGATCGATTACGACGACCTGAAGCTAATGCAGTTCTACGTCCGGAACGTGACCCGGCCGGAATGGACGCGGTTTCAGCTGGAACTGATCCAGCACGAGCCGAGCAAGTTCGACGCCATCGACCACGGCACCATGATCGATGACAGACCAATCAGTGTGCTGCCGCCTGGCGTGCAGGATGCGCCAGCGCGAGTGCTGATCAGCAGCCACTCGGCTGTGGACCAGGGCATTGCGGTCACCACCATGACCATCGGCTGGGACGCTGCACCCGGCGCCGTCGCGTATGACGTGGAATGGCGCTGGGGCTCGCGTGACTGGATAAAGGTGCCGCGCACTGGCGAGCTCTCGGTTGATGTGCGAGGCGTGTATGCCGGCCAGTATCTGGCCCGCGTGCGCGCCGTGAACGCGATGGATGTGGCTTCTATCCCGACCACATCGGTGCTGACCGACGTAGCGGGCAAGACCACGCCACCGCCGGCGCTGGCGTTCCTGCGCACTAAGTCGGAGGTCTTTGGCATTCGTCTGGAGTGGGGCTTCCCGGCTGGCGCGGAGGACACTGCCTACACCGAGCTGCAGATGTCGTCTACGTTCGGCGGAGAGAACCCAGAGGACTTGGGCCGGCAGGCTTACCCGACCTCCAGCTACCTGCACAGCGGGATGGCTGCCGGTGTGCTCAGGTACTTCCGGGGCCGCTTGGTCGACCGCACCGGCAACATCGGGCCATGGTCGGGCTGGATCAATGGCCAATCGAGCGCAGACGCAGACGAAATTCTCGACTACATCACTGGCAAGATCACTGAGACGCAGCTTGGCCAGGATCTGCTCAAGGAAATCGAGAAGATCAGCGGCGACGGCCTCGGGTCGGTAAATGAGCGCTTCAAGGCCGGCGACAAAGCCCTGCAAAGCCAGATCGATTCGCTGTCTGCACAGCTGGCCGATCTGGCTGGCGCCGAGGACTGGGCCGCAAGCAAGCCGTACCTTGCCGGCACCCTGGTTAAGCACGATGGCAAGCTGTACCGAGCGAAGGTGGATGTACCGGCCGGCACGCCCGTGACCGAAGCGGCTTATTGGGAGTACCTGGGCGATTATGCGTCCCTGGGTGACCTGGTCTCTGCGCTGGCAGTACGTGTTGATGGCGTTGAGACCAGCGTGGAGGAGATCAACGGCGAGCTGACCGCGATGGCGAGCCGAATCCTCGGCGTCGAGGCGGCTGTTTCTCCGCGCATGGCTGGCGCAACCAGCTGGCGTGCAGGGGAGCAGGGCGCTTATGCCGGCGCGTTCTCGATCTACTCGGCTTTCGCCCAGGCTGACATGGCGATCGCCAAGCAGGTGACTGAGGTCAAGGCCCAGGTCGACAACAACCTGGCGCGAGTGGTGCGCAGCGTGGAAGCGCTCACGGATGACGTATCGGCCCTGGCCAATACCACTGATACCCTCACAGCGCGCGTCGGCGAGTCTGAGAGCGAGATTCAGAACGTGTCCCAAGCGGTAGTAGACGAGGCTGGTGCACGCACTCAGCAGGTCAGCACGCTCGCCTCTGAGCTGAACGGTACCAAGTTAAGCGTGCAGCAGAATGCTCAGGCTATCGCAACGACCGACGGCAAGTTGCAGGCCATGTACAGCATCAAGGTGGGTATCGATGCGAACGGACGTTACTACTCCGCCGGCATGGGCGTTGGTGTTGAGAACACGCCAGGAGGAATGCAGTCGCAGGTTAACTTCCTGGCTGACCGTTTTGCCGTGATGCAGAACATCAACGGTGTGCCTCAGGCCATGTTTGCCATTGAGAACGGGCAGACAGTAATTGCTTCGGCGTTTATCTCCAAGCTGGCGGTCCAAAACGCGATCGTTGGCGGCTATGTCCAGTCGTCCGAGCAGAGCAACTGGGGAACGCCGATCATGGCGCAAAACTTCGCCAATGGCACTATCGCAACCTATCACCCGACCATGGCCAACACTTACAACGTCATGGATAGGAACGGTATTCGAATCGTAATCAACAACGTGTTGCGCGTCAGAATGGGGACTTGGTAATGCCGACCGGACTGCAAGTTTTTGATGCCTCTGGCAGGATCATGCTCGACACCAATACTCGCTTAGGTCGAATCTATTTAACCTTTTCGTCGGGAGTGTCTAATGGTTTGATGAGCGTTCCCGCACTTGCAGACGGCGGCGAGCCTTTCGTGTTTGTGGAAGATAATTCCGCAGATCTAACGATCGCTACGCCGTACGCATACCCGAATGTTACTGTGAGCGGAACAACCGTGAGCTGGTCCTTCGTCGATTTCTCCTACCCAACTGCAGGCAACCTTGTGCCGCGCCGCGCAGTTAACATTTCTGCAGGGACTTTCTAATGCCAACCGGTCTTCGAGTTGATCTTGAATCAGGTGGAACATTCCAGATTGATTCTGAGGTGAGGGTTTCCACGCTGGCATTTCAGACCACCTACAGCGGACCCTTCACGGCCAACTCTGGTCCGTTCGTGTCGGTGGGCTACTACTTCGATCTAACAGTACCGTCGAATATTACGTCTTTGTTCTTCTCGTCCAGCACCTCGATGTTTATTGCGTTGTGGGCGAAGTCAGGAACCACATGGCGATTCAAAGTATCAGCTCAGGGCACGATCAATATCTACGGATTTGCGGATCAACAGATCGCCCCTTCTAATGTTGGTTTTCAGACCTTTAGTTCGTCCGGGATGCTGACTTTTGACGCTGCCGCTAAGTGGATGAGGATTGCCGATATCGTACGCGGCGCGGCGTCGGGAACCGTCAAAAATTATCCAGCCGACGGAAGGTCATATGCAGCTGGCATAGGGAGTTACCCGAAGCGCGGCGCCGGAGCAGCGCAGGCCGGCGTGCCTTACTGGGTTCAGTTCTCGTACGGCCTCAATATTGGGCCGAATAGTTATGGGGTGGGGGAGCTTCCCATCTCGTCTCGCCCAACTGGTGGGGGTGGAGTGCCACCGCCGCCCTCGTCTCCGGCAATGCAGCCCCCGACGCTGATGCTGGTAGACGTTTCCTATTTCTGACACGGCAGTTACCGAGGAGGCCTAATGGCTCTTGATCAAATCAGACTGGGCACGCCGCCGACCGGCACTGACGGTGACGATGCCCGCACGGCGTTTACTCGCTGCAATAACAACTTCAAATCCCTAGATGATTGGGGTATCACTGGCGTTATGACCAGAAATATCACCAACCTCAACGACGCCAATCAGCCCGGATGGTATGCGGCTCTCGCGGGTGGCGCTGCTAATCTCCCGCCCGGAATAACCTACGCGATGATCTTTGTCGGGGTGCATAACGCTGGATTCGTCGTTCAAGAGGCGACCGACGTTACTTCTGGTAAGTCAGCCACCAGAGTATTCAACGCCAACGGCACTGGTGCTTGGGGCGATTGGCGTACTGACATTGCTGCGGTAGATTTGGGCTCTGCGGCTTTCGCAACATTAACTACGTCGGTACAAGACGCAACACCAGGGCGCGTTCTGCGTGTCAACGATTTCGGGATCGGCGGCAGTGAGTCGCTGTTTAGCGGCAATGCTAACCTCATCAACATCACAAGCTCATACTGGACTCAACCGGGTGCTGCGGGACTACCTACCAGTAATTACGGTTACCTCACCCACGTTCAGAGTCCCGACCCTTACTATGCCAAACAGACTTGGCAGCAATTAAACTTCTCCAGTTACTGGGGGCGGGTTAAGAATGGTGGCACTTGGGGCGCTTGGACAAGGATTAATGCAAACGATAATGCCATCGGTGTCGTATCTACGGACCCTAATCAATCGGCACTATTGGAGTACGGTGGTAATACGAACGGCAGGTATTTAAGGTTTATAGATGGAACTCAGATATGTTGGAGCTGGCAAATCCCGTCAAACAGCGTGGCCCCGAATGCATTTGCTGACGTGAACTGGACAATGCCCATGCCGTTTGTTGACACGGGATATAGTATCCAAGCCAGCAGTCAGCCCACGCAGAATTGGGATTTCTATGGTGTCGTGGGAGCTTACAATAGGGCAACGGGCTCTATTACCATGAGGTTACGCAACGGGGCTTCTTCTGCACAACAATTTTTGTGCGACATCACTGCTATTGGTCGATGGAGGTAATATGGAGTTGATTCTTTCTCCCGTCCGTATGAACGAACGTTTAATTCTCAGCGTCGTTGGGGATGTCATCACCGTAAACGGAGAGTCGTTTGATTTTTCGCCTCTGTTGGAGGGGGCCACCCTGCCCCGCGAGGCTATCCTGTCCGATTGGTTCCCCGGCGACGCTAACCGAGTGGACGGTGTTCTGTCTCTGACAATCAGACTCCCACACGGCCCGTATGCACCTGAGGAGACGCGGTATCCGAAGCCGATTATAGTGGAGGCAGCGGGGCCCGTAAGCCTTCCTACGTTCGGCGAGCCTCCCGTCGTCGATGGACCACCGATGAATGAGGTCGACGAGAATGATTAATATTGACTGGTCGCAAATGATCACTGCCGAAATGAAGGCCGAACAAGCGGCTAAAGAACTCTTGGCCAAGGTTCAAGGTGAAATCGCCCGACTGCGCGCCTTGGCCGATGTGGCCATTGCCCCATTGCAGGACGCAGTCGATATTAACGACGCCACCCCGAACGAGGAGGCGATGCTCAAGTCTTGGAAGAAGTTTCGGGTTGCACTGAACCGTCTTCCCGATCAGCCAGGCTACCCCGCCGACATCGACTGGCCCGCGCCGCCGGCCTGACCGACACCAAACCACCGACCGCCGCCTGGCGGTATTTTTTTGCCTGGAGAAAACCCATGACCCAGTCCCAGCCTCGGGGTGTACGCAACCGAAACCCCGGCAACATCGATTTCAACCCGCGCAACGACTGGCAGGGCCAGATCGGCAAAGAGCCTGGCGGCCGCTTCGCCATCTTCGACACGGCAGAGAATGGCATCCGCGCCCTGGGCAAGTTGCTTATCAACTACCGAGGCAAGGACGGCATGCCTGGTGTGGGCGGGAAGGGCATCGACACCGTGCTCGAGACCATCAATCGCTGGGCCCCTAGCAACGAGAACGACACCCAGGCTTATGCCTCGGCGGTGGCCAAGCGCATCGGCGTGCGTCCCACTGATCCGATCAACATAAAAGACCCGACCACACTACGCGGCATGGTGGTCAGCATCATCATCCACGAGAACGGTGGTAACCCATACGCCCAGGCCGTCATAGATGAGGGCGTTCGGAGGGCGCTGGTATGACGTCTTTGGCCATCAGGGTGGCAGTTTTGCTGGCGCTGCTGGCTTCGTACTGGGGCGTCTACCAGCACGGTCGATCAGTAGAGCGAGCAGAGGCTGCAACAGCAACGGCAAAACGCGATAGCGGTGACCGGCTGGCCGAGATCATCGGAGAGCGCGGCGCCCGACAGGAAGAACAGCGACGCGCCCAGGCGCAAGAGGAGGCGAGAGCTCATGCCCAAGAACAACGAACGACTGCTGATGCTGGTGCTGCTGGGGCCGATGCTGCTGGCCAGCGGCTGCGCGACGAAGCTGGAAAGCTCGCCGCCACCGTCAGTTGCCCCGGCGCGGATACCGCCGCTGTCGCCCGAGGCCAGGCAGCCACCCGCGCCGCCATGGTGCTCTCCGACCTGCTCACACGGGCTGATGCTCGAGCGGGAGAGCTGGCGAAAGCTTATGACCGAGCAAGAATAGCGGGCCAGCTCTGTGAGGCGTCCTATAATGCCCTGATCAATTGATGGGGGGGCGAGCGATGCAGCGATCTGTCGGAGAAATCGCCAAGTTCGGCGAACTACGTCTGCGAGAGGCTCTTGAGGCTATCAAGGCGCACAAAGACGCTAAGGACGGGGGCGCACCTACACGAGAGGTTGAGCGCTTGCGGTTGCTGGCTGATGAGCTGTATGAGGCAGTTATTGAGTATCGACTGATGCTCTCGGGAAATTTGAGCGACCCGTCCATAGGTATAGCCGCCCCAGCTTACAAGGAGGAGCAGCAGTGATCGTGGATAAGGTTAGTGTGTCTGGTAATTCGCTGTCTCATTGATCGGAGGGGGAAATGGAGAAGGGCACTTTCATCGGAATGATTGAGGCGGGAGAGCCCCTGGTGAAGGAGGCTCTCGATGCCATGCGTGCTTATTACCAGGCGCAGGATGAAGGAAGACCCGCTGAAGAAGTCGAGCGCCTGCGCCTGCTCGCCGAATCGTTATTCCAGGCCGTATCCGACTATCAGTTGCGGGTCGTGACCAAGGCTAGGGGGAGGGAACTGCCCAAGCTCAACTGAGGTGACTCTGCCTAGGCTAGGCGATACCAAAAAAGCCCAGATTTTCACCTGGGCTTCATGGACTTTTTTGCAGAGACAGCTGGTTCAGATGATACCGTTACGCTTGATTCTCTTAGGCTTGAGCGGCTTGCTCTTCCAGCGGAGAGCCAGGCGCTCGATATCTGCGAAATAACTCGACACTCTGGATCGTTCGCGCACAGCCTCAATGAACGGGAGGGCCTGGGTGTACAGATTGATCAACGTGGTGTTGTGCGTGTAGCGCAGCATCCTCTCGCAATAGATGCCTTCGTCGATGCCGATACTTATACGCTCCCAGTAGTTCAGTACATAGCTGATCTTCTGAGTTTTTTCCTTTTGTGACGCGTGTTTCGCTGCCTCAGCTGGATCAGAAGGCACCTCGCGATTCTTCGGGAAGACGGCCCGAATATTTCCATTTGGATCGTCGTGGAGCTGCCTGATGACTTCATAGCCCTCGCTAAGCTTCTCGTCGCTCCTGCTTCCGAACATAAGGTCAGCGGTCTGCTTTCGTCTGGCGATAATTTTACTGGTGACCACGGATGCAATCGCTGTTGCCAACCCAAGTATCAACAGCACGTTACGCAAAATCTCGGAGCCCAGAGCCTCAAGCACCTGAGGCGTGGTCTGACACACCATATCCATGTGAAATCTCGACGAAAAAAATGGAGACCTTCAGGTCTCCATTCTTGTGGGAGGGGTGAGCAACTGCTTTACAGGCCTTCGTACTCTTCACGCTTGGTCATCACGTTCATACTCATGAGAACTCCTTCAGTTAACCTAGCGGCATCGCTAGCGCTCGCGATTTCATCTTGGTGGCGGCTGACACGTTTGTCAACCTGCTCCGGCAATCCGTCATCGGTCATGCTGTCATAAAGCTGGCATTACCAGCCCAAATCGACCCCTCCAGGCACAAAAAAAGCACTACAAGGTTTCTGTAAGTGCTTGTTTTGTATGGGGTG